GTAGATACTAAAACTAACTTAGTAACTAGCATATTATAATATATATAATTATTATATATTATTATATATAATTATTATTATATTATTATATATATAATACATTAATAATATTAAAAAGGAACTAAACCATGAACAAAGAAACTTTGAACACCACTTTACTTGGTATCTACTTAGTGACTTGCTCTTTAATTTTAGCTCACAGCTTGGGTAAAATAGATTTAGATATTATAGTTCAGCCCTGCCAAGTGCACGAATCTGAGTTGCAAATAATATCGACATGAGTGGCATTAGCGTCCCTGACTTTGTGTCTAACCCTGAGCCTGATGTATTTCTGGGCCAGGATTATTTAGTCATAGACTTTGAGACCACTAATTTAGAAAAAGGAGATCCGATTAATGAAGATAATAAAATCGTCCTGCTTGCTTGGAAAAAGAAAGATAAAAAATGCGTGGTATGCGAGCCTACAGCAAAGAATGTTGAGCGACTCTTGCGAGAAGTCTCAAGCAGCAAGTTCATCATCGCACACAATGCCAAATTCGAGTGCGGTTGGCTTAAGAGACTTGGAGTTGACTTATCAACAGTCATCACGTTTTGTACGCAAGTTGCTGAGTATACCTTGCGGTCAAACAGGCGAGGCTCGGTCAGTCTTGCAGCGTCACTGGCAAGGCGTAACCTAGGAGGTAAAGATAAATTTATATCGGCAATGATGAAGTCAGGTATTTGCCCATCGGAAATGCCTAGCTTTTGGCTTAAAAAATATGCTAGCATCGATGTTGAGCAATGCGAGAAGTTATATTTATCACAAATTAAAAAATTATTTGAGGAAAATTTGGAAAAAGTGTTTTACACAAAGTGCTTGCAGGTTCCAGTTTTAGCAGACATTGAATTTAACGGCATGTTCTTAGACCATGACAAAGTGAGGATTATTTATGAAGAAAAAACAACAGAGCTTAAAAGAGTTGAAGCACAGCTTGACGAAATCACTGGAGGACTCAACCCAAGATCAAACAAGCAGATGTCAGGATTTCTCTATGATGGACTTGGCTTCAATGAACCTGTCGATTATCGAGGCGAAATTGTCCGAACGCCAAAGGGTGAGAGATCTGCATCATCAGCAGCAATCGGACTCTTAAAGCCTAAAACTAAAGAGCAAAAAGTGTTTCTTGAAATTAAACAAAAGCAAAGCAAACTCAATGCCCAAGTTACTAAATCATTGGAGAAGTTTATGCAGTGCTGCGATGAAGGTAATAGCGTCTTACATGCGTCTATCAATCAATGTATTACCGCTACAGGTAGGTATAGCTCCACTGGTAAAAACTATTCTTGCCAGTTTCAAAATATCGAGCGTGGCTTTAAGAGCTTGTTCAAAGCACGAAAAGAAGGTTGGTTAATAGGCGAGGCTGATGAGGCTCAGTTAGAGTTTAGAGTTGCAGTTTGGTTTGGAGATGACGCTGCGGGACGAGAGGATATTAAAAATGGTGTGGACGCTCACGCTGATACTGCGAGAATTATAAAAGTAGATAGACAAGAAGCAAAGTCACATACTTTTAAGCCATTGTATGGGGGCACATCAGGAACTAGAAATGAGAGAAAGTATTATAAATTTTTTAGAGAGAAGTTTTCTGGTGTGACCAATGAGCAGGACGCTTGGGTTGACACAGCACTTATTAAAAAGAAGTTAGTTCTTGCCACAGGAATTAAGTTTTACTTTCCTGATATCAAGATGACAAGCTCTGGATACATCGAAGGAAATACAAACGTTCGTAATTATCCAGTACAATACTTAGCCACCGCAGAAATTGTACCTATTGCTTTAGTGTATGCTTGGCATGCAATGAAGAGAGCTAAGTTAGAATCATTTATAATTAATACTATACATGATTCGATTATTGCCGAAATAAACCCAACCGAAAGGAACTTTTTTGCAAACATAATGTCTAAGAGTTTAGAAGATTTCCCCGTAAAATTCATGAAGAAGCTCTATGGCATTGACTTTGACGTTCCTCTAGGTGCGGAACTAAAGACAGGGACGCATTGGGGAAAATGATAATTAGATTAATTAATATTGGAGAAAATATATGACTGTTCAAGTAGCTAATGGTGTTGTAAAAACAATCAGAGTTGGTCGAGGTGTGTCGATTCAACTTGATAACAACGCTTGGTATGGTGCTGGGTTTGACGCTGCAAAGCTTACTTTTGTCGAAGGTAATACTATTCAGTTTACTTACACTGAAAAGGGAGCCTATAAAAATATTGACCTCAAGAGCGTGGAAGTTACAGAGGCATCTACAGCAACATCCAATATGACTCCTGCTCCATCAGCTCCAGCAGCCGTTAAAACTAATGTGTCTGTTGGAAGGGATGACTATTGGAAAAAGAAAGAAGATGAAGATAAAGTTAAGTCAAAAGAAATACGTTACCTAGCTTGCTTGAGCAGAGCTACTGCAACGGTTGACCTCCTAATCAGCCAAGGAGCATTGTCACTAGGCTCAACGGCTAAGAAAAAAGTAGAAGTTGTAGATGGGGCCATAGAGGCATACACACAGAAGTATTACAATGCTTCAGCAGACGCTAGAAACGGTGGCTTAGATGGTAACGCAACTGCTGAGATAGAGCCTGTATATGAGTAGCGAATCTGAGGTAACACCTGTAAATATGATTGCTTCTAGCAAAGACTACTATTTGACGGTGCAAGAAACGGTTGTTACTGGGGAAACACAGTTGGTGTATGCTGTTATTAATAAGATTTATGGGGTAGTAGAAGCAGAAGTTCCTTTTTTAACACAAGCTTTAACAGGCATTAAAGAGATGCAAGAAATTCTAGATAAACACAGAAAAGGTGAGGATGAGGATGATGATCTAGACTCGGAAATGCTTGAGGCTTGTTGTAGGGAGTAATTAATTGTGAAAGCATTGATAGACGGAGATATTTTAGTATACAGATGCGGTTTTGCTGCGGAAAAAAATGACTATAAAACTTCACATGGAAACTTTAGATATAAAAAAGAGATTCCAGAAGGAGCTACTATTCATGAGGTAGAAAGAATAATCGAGCCTGTTGAAAATGCTCTTAACAATGTTAAAACTGTTTTGAGGGAAATAGGTGAAAGAATTTCTGAGAAGTTTAGCGAGGACAGGATTGAATTAGAACTTTATTTGACAGGACATGGCAATTTCAGAGATGAGCTTGCAACAATCAAAGTCTATAAAGGTAATAGAGATAAGAACCACAGACCTCATTGGTATACAGAGATTCAAGATTACATGAAGACCACTTGGAAAGCTGAGACAGTTGATGGAGTGGAAGCTGATGACGTACTGTCTGACTTGCAAACAGATGAAACCTGCATTGTATCTACAGACAAAGATTTAGACCAAGTTCCAGGATGGCATTACAATTGGGTAAAAGCTGACCTTTACTACGTCAGTGTTTCAGAGGCAAGGCATATGCTGTACAAGCAAATACTTACTGGAGATTCTACTGATAACATTGAAGGTATTCCAGGTGTAGGAGAAAAGACAGCTATTAAGATGCTAGAAGGTTCCGATGATTATGAGCAGACGGTTAGGGATGCATATGAGGATTACTTTACTTCTGAAAAAGGCTCTCAAAAATGCGCTCAATACTTGATGACATGGGAAGATATTTTAGCCGAAAACAGAGCGTTAGTAACTCTTGGAACAATATTGACTGACTTCCAACATGGCTATAAATAAAATAAATTAAAGGAGAATAATTGATGCAACTTTTTCAAGACTATGTTCACCAATCTAAGTACGCCAGATATCTAGAGGATGACAAAAGGCGGGAGACTTGGGGTGAGACAGTGAGCAGATACACTGATTATTGGCTTGATAAAGGCTTACTTACAGATGCAGACATTGATGAAGTACATGACTCTATTTTAAAAAAAGAAGTTATGCCATCTATGAGAGCTATGATGACAGCAGGTAAAGCTTTAGACAGAGATCATATTGCAGGTTACAACTGCTCTTACCTACCTATAGACACTCCACGAGCATTTGATGAAGCACTATATATACTATGCTGCGGTACTGGTGTTGGATTTTCAGTTGAGCATAAGTATGTAGATCTACTTCCAGTAGTAGCTGAAGAATTTTATGAAACAGATAGCATAATTACTGTAGCCGATAGCAAGATAGGTTGGGCTAAGGCATATCGTGAAATGATTGCAATGCTTTACTCTGGACAAGTTCCTAAGTGGGATGTATCAAAAGTAAGGAAAAAAGGAGAACGGCTTAAAACGTTTGGTGGTAGAGCTTCTGGCCCTGAGCCTTTAGAATCTTTATTTAATTTTACAATTAACATATTTAAAAACGCAAAGAAACGTAAACTAACAAGTCTAGAGTGTCATGACTTGATGTGTAAAGTAGGAGATATAGTTGTAGTAGGTGGCGTTCGTAGGTCAGCTATGATTAGTTTGTCAGACCTTGAAGACTCTAGCATGAGAACTGCTAAGTTTGGCTTTTGGTGGGAAGAAAACAACCAAAGAAGTTTAGCAAACAACTCTGCAACGTATGAGTGCAAGCCTAGCATGAGTCAATTTATTGATGAGTGGAGAGCACTTTATAACTCTCGTAGTGGAGAGAGAGGAATATTTAACCGAGAAGCTGCAAAACGATTATCTCCCGAAAGAAGAGATACTAACCATGACTTCGGAACTAACCCTTGTAGTGAGATACTTCTACGAAATGCACAACTATGTAATTTATCAGAGGTAATAGTTAGAGAAAATGATACCTTGAAGTCTTTAAAAGAAAAAGTAAAAGTAGCTGCTATATTAGGAACATTACAATCCACTTTGTCTGACTTCAGATACTTGCGTAAGATTTGGAAAACCAACACTGAAGAAGAGCGTCTTTTAGGAGTGTCTTTAACTGGGATATGTGACCATAAAGTGTTAGGTAATCATCAAAACAAAGACCTACCTAAATGGTTAGAGGAGATGAGAGATGTTGCAATCGCTACTAATAAAATTTGGGCAGAAAAACTTGGTATACCTGAATCAACTGCAATTACATGTGTCAAACCTAGTGGCACTGTGTCTAGTCTTTGCAATACTGCTTCTGGAGTTCATACTCGTTTTGACAATTACTACATCAGAACGGTTAGACAAGACAACAAAGACCCATTAACATCATTTATGATTAATAAAGGTGTTCCGTATGAGCCTTGTGTAAGAAAGCCAGAATCTACTACTGTTTTTAGTTTTCCAATGGAAGCTCCCAAAGACTGTAAGACTAGAAATGATTGCAGTGCTTTAGACGACTTAGAGAGGTGGTTGATTTACCAGAAACATTGGTGTGAGCATAAGCCAAGCGTTACCATTAATGTTAGAGAAGACGAGTGGATGGAGGTAGGAGCTTGGGTATATGCCAACTTTGACTATATGTCTGGGGTATCTTTCTTACCATATGACGGAGGAACTTATAAGCAAGCACCCTACCAAGAAATTAATAAAAATAAATATAAAAAGCTATTAAAAGAATTTCCTAAAAGTATAGATTGGAAAGAGTTAGAAGAGGAAGAAGATAATACTACTAGTAGCCAAGAGTTAGCTTGTACTGGTGGGTCGTGTGACGTATGAGCAAAGATCCTAATAGTAGTTACTATGACCAAGGCGGTATTGAAGTTTTAGATATTATAAAAGCTAAACTCACAGCAGAGCAGTATGTGGGATATCTTTTAGGTAACTCTATTAAATACAGTCTTAGGCTTAACTGGAAGGGCAACAAGGCACGAGATGCGGAAAAGGCAGCTATTTACAGCAAATGGTTTAATGATGCTATAAAAGAGCTTACAGATGTACCTATGTCGGAGAGGCGAGTAGGCACTTCACGTAATTCTGCTTGGCAGGGAGTTACTGAGAAAGAGTTTAATAATAGAGCAAAAGAAGACTCAAGAGAGCCGTGTCTTGGTAATTG